GAACAGTTCCGTTATGCGGGTGCCCGATGCGGGGACAATGTTTAACATGACAGTTATGATGCCACAAGTATATACACGCCAGGAATAATAAGTCTATTTTTGCCCCTATGCCGCTCCACAGGTCATACCAATAACTTTGCTGGGTATCGATGCCGAGTACGTGCAGCACCCAATGCATTACGGGTGTAGCCACCATAACGCGCCAATTAGCGCCGCCACAGAGGTTAATATACCCATAGCCACCTTGATGGAGATGAGCGCTCCGTCCTGCTGGTCGCTGCGCGTCTTGAGGTCTGTGACGGTACGTGCCAATAAATCATTGCCATGCTGCATCTCAAGCATCTTCGCTACATGTTCTTCCTTCATGGTAAGCACTTCGGCCTTGGTCGCAAAGTTGCTGGTTAGTTGGTCAAGCTTGCGGTTGACCTCCGACATTTGCTTATCGCTCTGGTCGAAGCGGAAGTTAATAAGGTCCGCGCTCGGCATTTTAGGTGGCTCTACGTTGCCCGCCATATCTATAATGCCTGCTGTTGATTTATCCATGTTCGTGTCTGAAGTTTAGTTTCCATGGTTTACTTAACCATTTAAGCAGCGTAACGCGCTATAAGCAATATTACATTTATCAGGAAGGGATAACTACACTGAAGTCGCCAGTGTCAGTGTCAAAGGTCAGCAAGCCTCCTGGTATGGCCTGCTGCTGTGTCTGTATCTGCTCAAATTGTTCTTGCGTTATAGGCCGGGACTGTACGACTGTCTGACCAGGAATATGCACGCTGAGACCCATTGCACCGCTGTCACAGATAGGCGAAGCGGTGCCATCAGCGTAAATGTCAACTCGGTAGCCCATTAGCTCGCACCTCCTGGGGCGACCGCCCATGTATATGCTTTGGAGTACATATAGAACGTATGTGCGACGGTATCCGGATTGTGTACACGGACGAAGTACACGCGGATGTTTTCTTTGTCGCTCGATGTAGCCCAGTCAGCCCATTGCTCGGTATACATGGCATATATTGGCGAGCCAGCAGGTATAAGCGAGCCGGTCGGGTACAGGTAGCCGTATTGACCGTTGCTGTCCAGAGTCAGCGAATCCACGACGAGGCTATAAAGAAAATTCCATAGGGCCAAGGTCGAGTCGCTGGGGTATATCGTGACAATAAAGGTGATCGTCGAGCCAGCTAAGCAGTTGCCACTACCGAAGATCGTGCCGCCGCCTGGCCCGGACGGGATGGTGCCGACTTTGATGGGGCGGCGTAGGGAAATGTCTTTGGTACCCATGACTATAACGGTATTACTGCTATATCGCGGTTTGAAAACGCGCCAGTTCCAGCGTTCACGGCATATTGTAGCGTAAACGTCGTGGAGCCTGCCGTTAGGCCAGTTTCTAGGTGGCATAGTGAAGCTTTTATGTCGTTCCACGACCCGCTATTCTTCTGGATAAGCGCTTTGCTGCCAGTCGCAGCCGCAGTATTAGCACCAGACATAGAGTAACTGGTAAAACAAAAATCGCTATTTGTACTCTGAAATGACTCAGAGCTAATCATGACTAATGCAAGGCCATTGACGCCTATGGTCACGGTCACAGAGGTGCTTATACCGTCAGCTAGATTCCCATATGAGTTACTTGTTGTAGTTGAACTTGACGCCGTTGCAGCGACTTGCGGGTTAAGTGCGAGCATATTAGGGGTAATGATATTGTTTGTGGCTGTCAGGTAAGTATTGAAGGCGGCGTCATTGCTGCCTAAGATGTTCCACTTCGAGGTGGTTGGTTGCTCGCTCGCTACGACACTCCATGCGGCATATCCCGATACTGACATTACTTGAGTCTCCTATGTATAAACCCGTCGATCACTTGCTCACCTCCCTTTAGGTCTTTAATCTTTGTCTGGTCGCCGTCGCGGGCCATGATGAGCTTCACGGCGGCTTCGTGGTGTGGGTAGACCTCAAGGCTGGTGTCGGGGTTCATCACCTGGCCGTTGGCGTCATACTTGAGCACTGGGACTATGCCCTGCTCGGCGCTCCCTAAGCGGCTGTCATTACCGCAGCTACACTCATAACCCATGTGTCCGTCTAAACGCTTACGGGTCGCTCTGAGCGCTCCTGAGAGCGTCACGCGCTGCATGCCCCGGTGATGATTCTGTTTGAATACCGGCACCGCTTGCGGGTCGAGGAACCAGAGGCATAAGTCTTTCTTGCACTGGCTGCACGACACTACCTCTACTTCGGGATAGTTCTTAATGTAGAAGTCGATGGTCTGCTCATCATTTTCTGTTTCGATGTGGCTTGAGTGCAGCATATAGCTTTAATATAGCGCGTTTCGTTATGCAATCCTAGCCGGGTGCGATTTGATCGGTGCCATTGATGGTGCTGACGTTAATCGTGAAGTAATGCACGAGCGTCTTCACCTCAAGTTCTAGGTTCATCGTAATAAGCTGGTCGGGGTTACCCTGCAAGGTAATGCCAACAATCGTGTAGTTGGTGCTGACGCCGGTATCATCGAACGTCATGGTAACCATGTCGCCGATTTGTAGCTGTGGCACTTCCAGCACTTCGCCTGTCACACGGACGTTGGGACTTTTATAGTCGGTGACTAAGATAATGGCGTTACTGAGGGCTGTGCTCGGGGTCTGGATAAGGTCATTGTTGATCTGAAGCGGTACGCCGTTATTGGCGGGGTTTTTGCCATTCGCCAGTATCGACGTGCTATCGCTGTAGTCCTGGTCGATGACGTAACTAACTTTTGCGGGCGTTCCGTAAATCTGCATGTCAGTGATATAGACGGGCTGACTGCCGGTGTTGGTGAAGGTCGCCAGGTAGGTCGAGCCGTTTAAGCTGCCGGATAAGCTGATCGTGCCGCTACTCGTCGGCCCGGAGCCGTCGCTGTTGAGATTCGTCGAGTAGTAGCTGTCGCTGACCGGACTACTTTCATAGATAGGCGTATCAATCGCGGTCACCGGCAATGCGCCGTTATCATCGCTGAAGTCGCACGCTATCGTGATGGTGCCGTTGGTCGAGCCGACCTTCTGCGGTACCAGAGTCGGTGCGGATAACGACCAGATGGGTTGTAACGCCTGGACTACACGCGGGTTGGCCGTTACCATTACATCGTTAATCACCGGCGTTGTCTCGGTCTGCCAGTTAATCGTCTTGCTGTAATCGAACGTCCATGACGGGCTGGATATGTTCGCGATGTGGGTGCGGTTCCAGAAGTGAAAGACGCCGTTCTCATCGAAGAAGGCGAGACCCTGCTCGGCCTCGCATATCTGTTGCAGAATGTCCCCAATAAGCAGGTTGTACGGCGCGAAGTAGCCGATAGCCTGCTGCGTACTCGGTTCTACAACGTACTGGCTTGAGCTGAAACCCGCCTCGGTAAGCAGCGCAATGATGATCTGATCGGCCGTCTGGTTTATCTGCGTCGGGGTAGTGGTTGAGGTATAGAGGTTCAGGTAGTTCATGCCGTCGTAGGCGTTCTGCGTGTGTGTGCGGTCGCTGAGACTGTTCTGCGGGCCGGTGCCATACCCGGCGAAGAGCTGGATACTCTCAGCGCCCACGTAGCCCATAGAGAGCTTGAGGGGCCGTCCCGTGAGTCCGACATATGCGCCGATGGTGCCGTCATAGCCGGGCATGTAGCGTAAGGCTGTGTTGTCGAGGCTTATCTGCGCGTTGGCACAGATGGTGCCGTAAGGATACTGGCCCAAGCTTCGCGTCACCATGTAGTTAACGATGTTGTCTGACTCGTCGGTGTACTGATATTTGTCTAAGAATGTTGGTGCGGCACCTGAGCCGGGGATGATGTCGGGGCCGCCGATGAGGCTGGTGCCGATGGTGAAGAAGGTGTAACTGCCGTTAATCGTCTCAGCCCACGCCACCGCCGCCCCGAAGTAGAGCGAAGCGTTATTGCTCGTCTCGGCGGTCGTGAAGGCCGTGCTGACCGTCTGCACAGTTACGCCTCAACGATGGTTATGGTCAGGCTGCGCTTGAACGACGCGCCCTTAATGAAGTCACCCTCTGCTGCCGTGGCGAAGCCGGTGATACTCACGCCGCTGTAGGTGTTGGTATACGTGATGGTGCTACCTGTGCCGTAGAACTTGTTGACAATGTAGGAATAATCAGTCTGCGTAATGCTGTCCCAGGTAAGCTTAACGGTGTGCTTTTGGGCCATCCAGATACGGCGCGTTTGGCCCTTGATGGTGCTCCGGTCGGTCACCTTCTGCGTGACGCCTTCAATTATGCCGCTCGGCTGGGCGATGGTGTAGTCACCACCTAGAGCTATGCCGCTCATTGTGGCAGTATCCCTATCATCGGCAAGTTAGCCGCCATGCCATGTTGACGGGCGATATTCTGCAAGGCTTGGTAGATCGACTTGGCAAGGTTTTGCTGGTCGGCGGCGCTACCCATGAAATTGCCGACGTTCACCGTGAGGTTGATAGTGCTGCTACCTCCTGCCGGTGCAACTCCGGTCGAGCTGGTGCGAACAGTCTCGGCAGTCGGTGTAATGCCTCTAGTGGCGTCCTGCACGATGCCTTTTGTCGAGGCGATACCCTGCGCTAAGCCCTGGCCGATGTTTTGCCCTGCCTCGGCAAAGACGGTGGAGGGTGAGTGGATGCCGAGCAGACTCTTGAAACCGCCGACTACATCGCTGCCGACTTTTCCGATAGCGCCCGTTGCTTCGTGCGCGAAGTCAGAGATACCCTTCGTCAGACCGTCGATTATAGACTTTCCGGCGTTGTATAACATCTGTTCAGTATTTCCGAGCGCTTTCACGATATTGCCCGGCAACTGCTCGAAGAACTTGATGATACCGTTTATGGTGTCAGACGCCCACTTGGAAATGTTGCTCGCGAAACTCGATAAGTTGCGTGCTGCCATGTCCCACCAGCTTGCAAAGGCTTTTACGACGTCGCCGATCCAATTCTTTACATCGGAACCTACCGAAAACAGGATTGCGGCAACGTCAGTGTGAAAGAACTTGAACGCCGCCACCACATCACCAACGGCTATCTTGAGCACATCGAACCCTACCTTGAGGACACCTCTTATTATCTTATCGGTCATATCCGAACCGTGAGCAACATCCTGTAGTGAGGTGACAAAATCGTTAAGCCAGCCCACTATTTTGCTAACAGCGGGCAACAGGGCCGTCCCAAGAGTACGTCCAAGGTTCTCTAAGTTTTGTACCATCCCTTTTGTTTGCACACTTAGATTACCCTTAACTTTATCCCAGCCTGCAATATTGTTTGAGTCGCCTTTGCCAGAGCCAGCTATGGCGTTCTCGTCTGCTGTCGCCTTCGCGTGCTGGTTCCAGATGGCCTCTACAGCTTGGCGCGTGTCGGTCTGACCGAAGATGCTGGACATGAAGCCCTGCACTGTCTTGTCGCCAGGCGTGTTGCCGGTAAAGAGATTATTGAACGAGTGGGCCTGCTGGTACTCAGACTGTATCTGCTCAGCGTATTTGTAATCACTTTCAGGTAGGGACTTGGCTGCCTTCTGAAAATCTTTGTAGCCGATTTGGCCGCTCATTAGTTCGTTCGCCAGACTTTGCACACTGGCGGGTGCAGCAGATACCATCTTCTTCAGGTTGGCTTCGGCGGCAGTAGAGTTCTGGAGCGTAGACGCCATAATCAGACCAGCCGGGTTCCGGGACTTCATAACAGCGTTCATAATCTCGGTGACGGTGCCGGTAATACCGAGCTTGGGTAGCTGCTGCATCATCTGTACCGGGTTAAGGCCGAGGTTCTGGAACTGGGCGCTTTCGGGGTTCGTCATGTTGCCCGATAACTCTTGCATCAAGGCACGCTCGTCTTGTGCCGCCTGGTCGGTTGGGATACCTTGCGCGGTCATGGCGCTCAATGGGCCGAGCACTTGGGCCAGCGACAAGCCGACCATCGAGCCGGGCTGTAAGACGGTCGGCATGGCAGTCGATAACTGTTGCAGCGTTGTCTTACCGCGTGACACGCTGGTAAGTATCTGGTTCATAACCGAGGTGGCCGACTTCGGCCCGTAGCCGTAATCGTTCATGGCCGTTGTCAGGGCGTTCGCGACGCCGCCGGGATCAGCGCCTTCGGCCGTTGCCGCTTCGGCCGCCGCCAGTAGGATGTTTAGGCCGCTTAAACCGTTAAAGCCCGCCGATGATATGTTGTACATGGCCCCCGGCTGCTCGGCTGTGCCGCTGGTTAGCTGGTTTACATTCAGTCCAGTTAGCGCGGCGATCTGCTGGATGCCCGCACCGAGCTTCTGTTGGTTGGCCGTCTCACCGGCCGTCGTGTATAAGCGCGTCATTTGTGTTTGGAAGTCTGCTGCCAGCTTGACGCTGATAGCCGCCCCGATGGTGCCACCGATAGCGACTAGGGCTTCGGGGCTGGTAAGCGCGGCCATCATGCCGCCACCGAGACCGACTTCTGAAGCGCCGGTCTTAGCTGCCCCACCGAATACGCTGGTGTCCAGACTGGTCATGGACTCCTTGGCATTGAGAGCCATCGCTCGGAACGATGCCGTAATGAGCGCGTTCTTTGAGTCCACGCTGCTAACCAGCTCGTCCATCGTGCCGCTCATCTCATCTTTCGAGGTGGCTAAACTGCCTGCGGCTGCGTCAAAAGACTCGGGCAGCCTGCCGACAGAGGCGGCAATGCTGGTCATCGAGCCGGATATGTCAGTAGCGAGACCGCTTACCGTCTCGGTCATCCTGGCAGTCTGCGCTTCGATACTAGCGGCTAAGGTGCTCCAGCTTTCCTGCTGGCCTTTAAGCGTTGCCTTAATGTCATCCGTCGAGGCGTTAATCACCCCCGACGTGTCGGCAGTGCTCTTGCTGATAGCCTTTTGCGTCTCTTCGACTTGAGCTTGCAACGCGGCGATAATAGCTGAGGCTTCATCCTCTGCGGTGATTGCGATGCTTACGGTGTGTGCAAATGAGTCGGCCATATTTAGCTGTTGGTTGCTGCTCTCAATTTATCACGCGCAGCCTCGTAGCCCCAAATAAGAAATGCACGCTCAACTTCCTGAGCAGGTTCCTTTATAGCGTCGGCGTAACTCAGTCCCATGCGTTCGCGGTAGATGTGGAAGTTGATACGTCGCATTAGTCCGGGGTTAATCTTCGCGCCGTGTACGATGATAGAGTCGTAATCGTCTAGTTCAGCGAGGATTCGCTGCTGTTCGGCTCGCTCGTAGCCGGTAAGCTCTGTGGGGTCGAGGGGTCGGCCGTCGCTGTCTCTTTTGGGTCAAGGCTCAACCCCATGACCTCATTAAACAGCTTCTTGATAATCAGCGGGGATGCTTTGGCATCTTCGGCACGCATGTCACGTAGCTCATTCTGGCCGTTCATAATGCGACCGCTAATGAAGTGGCTACTGATAAATTCCAGTTGCTTCTCAATGCGCTCTCTCGTGTTCATGTTGCTGAAGTCAACATCTGACATGTCTAGCAGTTCATCCATGTCTGCCGGTCGCACGATGGCGTAGCACTTATCCCAGCCGTCGGAAAACTCGCTTAAACTGACCCGCTTTGAAAGTCCGACTGAGGTGTCGGCGTTCATTAGGTGGTGTACCCGTTCTTGGTGTTCGTTAAGACTGCCTGTGCCATGTAGGTTGCCGACTGGCTCAGCTCAGCCGTGAAGTTGATGGTCTGGCTCATCACTTGATCGAGGTTGGTATCAAGCGTGATCGGTGTAAAGCGCACCTGCGGCATGGTGAAGGTCAGCGTCGGGTGCGTGGTGCTCCCTATCGTCACATCGGTGTTGGCGATAGATATGCTCATAGCTTCTAAAGTGTTCGCGAGTGCTATGGCTTCAAGCGTAGTGTCGGTGTAGCGCAGTACAAATTGTCCGCTGACACTCCAAGTACCGGTGTCCCAGGCAGTCGGGTCGATGACACCGAGCGGTGTGAAGCGGTCGAGCTTACGGGCGATCTTTAGCTGTACGCTCTTGAGCGGCATTGCTGTTGCCCCAGTCAGACCGGATACAGTACCGGCGTACTTGACCGTGACATGCTTGCTGGTAAACAGATTCTCGCTTGTGTAGGTAGCTGTGTCGCTGGCGGAAGCGCCGACGTTTGCCATAACGCTCGCCTTAAAGGTCACCCAGCCGCCAGTCTTGGCGTCGAGCGTGTAATCCTGCAAGTTGCCGAAGGCGTAGCGTCGGCTGACAACCGGGTTCACACGGGCGAAGGTGAGGCTCGGCACACCTACTTGGTTCTGATTCGTCGTGAAGGCATTGTCATAGACCGTTGTCTCACCAGCATGCAATGCCGGCACGCAAGTACCGAATATGTTATTGAGAAAGTAACCGTGGGTATAGTCACTGACGTTGCCGTCTATAGAGCCTTGCGCCCACTCTTCGGTGACGGCGCTGTTGTTCTGGTTCTCAACCCGGTAGAGCGCCGATGTCTCTTTGGCTACGGTCGTCTTCTGGTCGAGCGTTAAAGTTAGTTGTTTCTGGAACGATGCCGGGGTAACCGCAGTGCCGGGGGTTGTTTCAACACCGACGCCGATGGCATCCCTTCGACCGATGAATGGGTTATTTGCCATCACCTACTCTCTTTTTTAAAGTTGCTTCTACTTTCTTCACGGCATCTTCAATGCTCTTAGCCTGCACGGTGACGCCATGCACCGGGACAAAAAACTCACGCTCCAGATCGGCCGCTTTGTCTTTATTGGGTTTTGCTGAGTCTGTCATTTGCTCTTATCATAAGGCCATTTGATAGGAAACTGCAAGGTCTATTCTGCATAACAGTACGACCCCGGCTTTCGACTTGGCCGGTGCCATCCGTCCGACGGTGGCGTTCATAATCCAGTTGGCGATGGAGCTGTCTTCGGTATTCAGCGCACCGTCATAGTCGCCTTCGTCGAGCGCGTTCAATACCAGCTCGGTCAAGTCATACATGTAGTCGTAAGTTTGGGCTTGCGTGCGGCCGGTCTTTTCAAGCTTCAATTCGATAAAGACGCACAGATTAACTGTACGGTCTTGCATACCCCGGGCGGCCTTCTTGGTTTCCAACTTGCCGGGATAGACCAGGCAGTTCGGCTCGCCGCTAAATTCGGCGTTCGGGTCGCTCGATACCTGGCTGAAGGCTTGCTCGGCCCCATTGCCCGTGTCATAGGTGACGCTTTCTAACAGGGTTATCACGGCATCGCGGATATGCCGAGCATAGGCTTTGAAGGCACTCATACGGCGAACCTCGCCAGCAGGTTACGCATGCCGTCACTGAACAGGATACCGATTAACGGCTCGACCTCTTCATAGGTCGGCTCGACATACGGGTGCGGTAGCGTACCCTTCTGCGCGATTGACCACCTAAGCGCATAGGGATTCATGCCCTTCAGTGCCGCCCATGCCTTCAGCGGCTCGATCGGTGCCCAGTGCGGCTTGCTGCCGTACTCGACGGGCGCGGCGTAGTTAGCAGTCGGCCCGACGCTGGCGCTCAAGCTCTCAGGTACCAGGTCGTAAGTGATGGATTCCTTCAAGTCGCCGGTCACGCCGACCGAAGCGTGCTCTTTCTCGGTGGCAGTAGTCACCACGGCGGCATCATCTACCCAGCCGATAATGGCCGGTGGCAGTTCATCGGTTATGCCGGTCAGCATGCCGAGCAGACTCTCGGCATCCATCGTGAGCGTTACCGGCTGCATCAGTTGACCTCTTGCTCGGTTAAGACTTCGAGATAACTGGTCGCACCGAAGCCGCTGTAAGGCTTGGTGTAACGCACATCGTAGGTGCTGCCGTTGAACGTCAGCCGGTCGCCTATCTGCACGTCGGCACCATCAGCGAAGTAAAAGGAGAAGCCACGACCCAGGCTAAACTCGTGCTCTATCGTCGTGGCATTGCTCATCGGTATCACCATGCAAGACAGACTGGCATATAACTGCGTAGGAGCGGTGCGTCCGTTGGTACCGACTGCCGTATCACGCTTTACAGCACACGTCTGCCGTAGCATACCGGCCACGCTCATACGATTATCTTGCCCTTGCGGCTGACGATGTTGCCGTCACGAAGTGCCTTATGTGCCTCGGGCGCGATGAAGAGTTTTGCACCTTTTACCTTCGGGTTTCGATGATAACTGTAGCTCCCCAAATGCTCGCTCTGCATGAAGGTCGTGTCAGACTCAAAGAACGCCCGGCCCATCCGGTTAATGTAAGCGGCTTGCGCGGCCGTGGCACGCTGTACGGCGTCAGGAATCATCTTGTAATAGCGCACCGGCTGGTTGAGGCCGTCAAAGTAGACATCCTGCAACCGTGGGAACTTGCCGAGCTGGTAGATGCGGTACACGCTGGTCGTGTCGAGGTTGGTCGTCCAGCTCTTTAAGACGGTGATCTGCCCGGCCAGCGATGACGTGGTTATCTGGTTGGTCTGCCCGATGCCAGTACCGCCGACAATCTCGATCCAACACAGCGCGAAGAAGTCGAGCTGGTAGGCATTCTGCTGGTAGAGCTGTAGCTTGAAATTGGACGGGTCAACTACCGCTGAAACACGTCCGCGCAGCTCGCGGTTTACCGGGTAATTCGGTTCCCAGTCGGGCGGCGTGTAGATACCGGCGTTACTGGTGCTGGAAACGCGAAACCATTTAGTCTGACTGCCAACGTGCGCGTCGATCATCTCTTCAGCGAGCGATATGAGGTCGTCGGCGCTGGAAAAGTCGCTATTGAGCTGGCCGCCACTGAGGTAATCACTGAGATATGCGGGGGTGATATATTGGCGGCGGCTCATATATCTGCATTTTAACACCAAACAAAAAACAGCGACACCGCAATATCGCTGTTCTTATGAGGTACGCGAGTCTACTTGCTGCCGCGTGACTTGGGCTTGTCCTCTGGTTCTTTGTCGTCACCCTTGTCGGCACCTTCGTTCGAGGCGTTGGCTGCATCCTCTTCGGCGGCCAATTCCTTTTCGAGCGCGTCAACTTCGGCGCGGCGGGCACGCACGCGGCGAAGCTCGGCGCGGCGTAGTATCTCGGGGTGTGTGCGCTTCTTATAGTCTTCAACACTCACGGCTTCTTTTTCAGTGGCGCGTCGGTAACCGTTCTCAAGCAACAGCTTTTCGGCCATCTCGCCAGTTACCTCTACGACGCGACCGCCAGGATTGACAAGTACCACGTCAGGCAGTTCAAGCTCTACGCGGTCGGCTGACTCGCGGCGGTGCGCTTCTGGCAATATGTCTTGTGGTGACATTACTTGCTGCCTTTAGTCTTCGTCGCAGTCTTACTGTCAGTTGTGGCCGATGCTTCAGACGGGTCACCGGCAAGTGCTTCCTGCACCCCAGCTTCAACACGGGCGGCTTCAGTC